ATACCATCACAAATCATTTCATCCCTATAAGAATAGTTAATGAAGTTTGGTTTGGTTGATAGTCTGGTTGCAATTTTATAAATACACTCTCCAATGTATTCTGTGACTCTTGGTGGTTCTTCACCCTTTGCAATTGCATCTTTAACTGCACGATTGTGTTCTGCAATTGCAGCTGTAAACTCTTTGTTGTTTACATAATGTTCTGGTTTTGCTTTAGTCCTTTTAGTCATAATATTATTATCTCACTGTTTTGGTATTTGTCAAGTTATTTCTATGTCTGATGTCGTTTCAATAACAACTCTTGCACCACATGGTAATATAGGTTTTTCATTACCACCATATCGTACTGTACTTTCACCCAAAATCTTTACCTCATGACAATATGTGTTAGTTCGTCCTTCCTTTATGGTAATCACTGGTTCGTTTGTACCATGTTTTTTGTTAGCACGAATCTTATGTTGATTTACATGAATGTACTTTTTTTTAGCTTTTTTCATATTTTTTACTTGACACCCTGTGAATCGATGTTAAAATAGATATGTATCGTGGGAAAAAAGAGATATAGCTAGTGGACAACTTTCTTATCCACCTGTTCTAACTCATACATCAACTCTTCTTCTTCTAATGCAAGTTCCTCTTCTGGACTCAATCTTTCATGTTTCATGATATTAGTTAGATGTGCAAGTGCATCCTTTCCTCTATCTAGTTCCTGTTTAGGAGACATTACATCTAATCCGACTTCATCACGAAGTTGAATCCAGTCTTTACATGCTTTATCATAGAATGCAATAAATTTATCGTCAATTGATGTCGTGTAAACAACTTCAGCTGCAGATATAACTATTTTATTGTCTCTAGTAAAAGGTACAAGAGGAGACAGTTTTATAACTGTACCTTTACCTGTTATGGATGGATTTAGACCAACATTACAAGGAAGAGTCATTTCAACTGTTCCAGTTTCTTCTTGTATAGAAGTTATTGCAATGATGTCTTCACCATTTTTTAATTTTAAGTATCTATATTGACTCATAGTTTGATTGCAAGTAATGTTAAAATGGCAATCATTATTACATTTGCCATTAACATGAGAAGACCTAGAATGGTATGATACCATATCCATCTAGTCTTATATGCATTATCTATTGATAGGTCTGCTGGGTCTGGGTTCTTCCATGCACCCTCGTCTCTATCTTTCTTGTTTCGACCCCATAATATTTCGTACCACCTCAAAACTTCACCTCATGTATTGTATAATTAAATTTTTCTTTACTATATGTATTTATTCTTTCTTTAAAGTGTCTTAAAGTATAATTCTCTTTCTTGTTATAACTCAAATCATCTGCAATATCAAAAAGAGTTGCATTAAACTTTGTAGAACTTGTTCTTAAAACCCTACCAATTGATTGTAAAACACGAATCTTTGATTTACTAGGACTTGCAAATACAATGTTGTGTAGGTTCTTAATATTTATACCTGTAGAAAAAGTCCCATATGATGCAATGATTACACATCCTTCTTCTCGTTCCATTAATTCTCTGACCTTTTCTCTATTGATTGTATCTGTTCCACCATAGATAAAGAATGATTTGATACCTGCTTTCTGGAATGCATCGTATATCTTTCTACCATGTTTATCTACATATTGAAATAGTATCAATGTATTTCCTTTCTGACCCATTGTAAGATTCTTTATAAATTGTGTTCGTCTTTCGTTATCTGCAAGGAACTCCATTTCTCTAGGATAATCCATCTTCACTACTTCTTTAGATACTTCTGGTGGATATTTGAGTACTAGACATTGTATATCTAATTCTGCAAGTACACCTTCATCCATCAAATCACTAGATGTAGTCACATAATGAGTGGGGCCAAACAAACCTTCGAGAACTAGTTTGTGGGTTTGTGTATCATCGAGTGTTCCTGTTAGACCCCACCTGTGACCTATGTCTTTCATCTTTTCCATGATACCAGTAAGTACCTTTGCTTTAAATAAGTGTGCTTCATCACCAAAGACTGCACCAAAACCATCGTAAAACGATTTCGGCATTCTGGATAATGTTTGCCATGTTGTGACAACTATATCAGTATTACCTACTTTATCACCACCATACATCTTATCAATAGGTTTGTTGTACCCATACTCTGCAAAGTCTTTGGACATTTGTTCTACCAACGATGTCGTGGGTACTATGATTAGTACTCTTTTCTTATGTATTTTTAAAAAGTGTCTCGCAATACAATAGATAATTGCAGACTTACCACTTGCAGTTGGAGACACTAATAATTGTCTTCTATATTTTATACCACGAGATACTGCTTCCACTTGGTAATCTCTTAATGGAAACCCCATATTTAAGTTATCTGTGAAGTCTGATATCTCTATATCTGTTTCCCATTGATAACCTTCAACCTTGTAGTCTCGGTCTTTTGCAAATTGTTCTAGTGCATAATACAGTCCAAGATACAACTTACCAGTAGTTTGTGCATATAATCTTATGTTTCCATCCCAATATTTGTTTCTAACAGAGGGCATAAACTTGGCCCCTGGCACTGGAAAAGTAAAGTAATCAGATAATTCTCTTTTGATAGACTCTTCTGCATCTACCTTTATATGAGTATTATCTATTTTGGTTATCTGAATGTTGGGCCTGCTATCCATCCTACTAATGAATGTCTCATTCCTCTGGTGACTGGTGTGACTTGATGATATACAAAAGATGGAAATATGATTATACTTCCTTGTTCTCTTGCACTCTGTGGAGCTCTATATGTAATGTTATCTGGTGTCATATTCTGTGGACTTAATCCAAATGGGTCTGTCCATTCAAAGTGACCACCTTCATATTTATCTGGATGTGTAAGGTTTACACTATATGAGAGTTTTCTATACCCACCTATTCTTTCTTCTGCATTTGGGTCGTTTTTACAATCTTCTTCTGAATAAGGTTCAAAGTGTCCATCACAATGCCATTGATATTTTTCATCTGGTGCTTTGTATGTTGTAAATTGATATGTTTCGTGAAAGTTTAAATCAAACTTAAATATATCTGCATTGACTTGTCTTATATGTGGTGTAATATGTTCAAATACTGTTTTACCATCTGATAATGTTGATTCTCTATTTAACCATGCAACACCAGACTTACGAGTAAAGTGGTCTTCAAATCCATTTTCTCCACCACCTATTTGTCCATAGTCTGTATATGTTTTCTTTCCTAGTTCTATAATCTCTTCACATATACTAGGTGGAATAACTTTTGAAAGTGTAGTGCAATGTTCTGGTAGAAATGATGGCATAATGTATTAACCTGCTGGGTTAGTGAATTTTAACCAATCTATTGCATTCTTTATTGATTGGTGTCTCCATGTAATAATATTTAGTATGTCTTTTAAAGTCTCAACACACTCTGTAAGATACTCAACTTTAAGTTTCATATCAGATAAATCTTTATCTGCATTAAAATAATAACTGTAATCAGACTTTAATGGTTTATTATACCCATCAAAAGGGTCGTAAGACCAACCCAAATCGTCTAATTCCTCTTTAGATAACTTATCTGTATACCACATCCATTTAAGTTTTAAAAGTTGATTATACTTCACCTCATAAGACTTGAGGGATAGTCTCTTTTCGTTTAAGAGTTCTAGGTATTTTGCATGTAGAGATGGTGTCTGTAATGATGCTTTATCTAAATCAATCTGGTCAATTACAGAATCAACCTTCCACATATCTTGAATATCTTCTAATTTCATACTATAATTATACCACGAAAGTGGTATTTGTCCACTTTATTTAAGATGTAGATGCAATTTCAAACGATGTAAATTGGAATGATGCAGTACATGTCACATATGATAGACCACCAGAAACAGTGGTATCCATTGCAATCTCACCTAATGATGATGGATATGCATCTTGTATTCTAACATATCTATTAGGATTGTTTGCAGCGGTAGTCACAACAATTGTCATATCTGAATGCAATTGGTCAAAGTCTCCAGAACTGTCTTGAGGTTGGTCTTCTCTTTTGTTTGCACCTACTAATAATCTATACTTCTCTGTATCTGTAGATGCAGTAATTCCTTCCATCCAATTATACAGTTCAGTCCAATTCTCCATATTCTCATCTACAATAAATGTAATCGTTATTTCACCAAATTGAATCTTATCGCCTGGCAGTTTAACATTTGCACCCAATCTTGTAGGTTGTAATGTTTCACCTACACTTACAGATGGTATATTAACACCTGTTGCAAAGTATTTTGTATTAGGTAATTTCTTAACTAATAATTCAAATTGTGTTGGTGCAAGATAGGATAGATTGTCTGGTAAACTTCCAGCCCATGTTGCAGTTGATATTTGTCTTGTAGTCATAATAGTATTTATAACACTTGCATTATAGGTACATATTTTTGTATAATAGGTTTTTAGTTAGTGAGGTATTTATTGAAATGAATTAAGGAAACGGCATTAGTCCCCAGAGGTCGTAGGGGACATGACAACCCTTCAATGGTTTAATATGAAGTGGAGTCGCTCTCCCACCAAGTTGAAGACATCATGTAAAAACCCAGAGATATATGAAACATTAGAACCCTGTCTCTGGGTTTTTCTTATTTATTGATTATGAGTCACAAACTCATTCAATTCTTTTGCAAGTGTAATCACTTGTTCACCAGTAATTTCTCTTAATGGTAAAGGTTTTTTATCAGTAGGAAATGCATCGTTGTGTGCATAGATAGCATCAACTTCTCTTTGATAATTTTGTGATAATATTCCTTCTGCTTGAGAAAGAAGGTCTGCTCGGATTTCATATCCTGTTCTTGAATCTGACATTTTATTGTCCTCTCTGTATGTGTGTGTATGGGTTGTCCTTATGACTTCCCTATAATTATATAGTGCATAAAAAAAGAGAGACCGAAGTCTCTCTTTAATTAGTCTACGACAAAAGTCTTATAGAATATTTTCTATTTCAACTTTTCTGTAGTAGAAGTTAGAACCTGCTGACGCAAGACCATCACTTGGAGTCGCACCTACAAATGGATTTGAAATCATTCCATATCTAGTTTTGAAACCAATTTTTGGTTGGAAAGTGTTCTCACCAACTGCACGAACCATTTGTAATGGAACATATGGGCAGTAGAAGACACCAGCATCATAAGGATTTGAACCTCTATAACCGACTGTCATATAACCTTCGTTTGAGTGACCACTTACTGGGTCAAGAGTGTAATATGGGTCAATGTACACTTTGTACTTACCATTTA